CCGTGTCGTAGTCCTTTGTGTCGTACTGAAAGTACGCTGATGCACCTGGCGTGATTGACGTTTGAGCCGTGCTTCCTCGTCGCACTCTGGCCGCAGGCGGCACGGTGTGATTGTTGAGCGTGGTCTGAAGGTTGTTGTAAGCGGTCGCTGTCAGCACGTCGCCGGTCGCAACGCTGGTCAGGTTGGTATAGGTCTTTGCCATGCGCTGCTCCTGCTAGTAGGCGAATACGTTGGACAAGGTGGCCGACGTATCGGCGCTGGAACTCATGTTGGTCGGTGAACCAAACTCCCCATTTGAGCGCAGGCGGCTCGCGTTGATTGTCGCCCCCGCTGAATAACTGGCAAGCGGATTACCAAACATGATAGGCGCAAGACTAGACACCTTCGACAATGCGAACTGAACCTGATGCTTCAGCCCGCCGTCTGACACGTCGTGCTTGATGCCCTCCACGTAGAAGTCCTGGGAGGTGACACCTGACGCGCTATCTGCCACGGTGATGCGGTCGCCTAGTTCACGAGAGAGGGCGTTCACCATGAGGGCGTCGGTCTTGTTGGCGATGTACGCCAGCGAGCGCACGGGGGACGACGGGGACGACTGCTGCAATACCAGCCACGTTGCCAACTGCAAACATTGGTCGGCGTTGTTGAGGTAATAGGAACTGATCGCCTGCGAGTCCAACATTCCGTAGTTGGTCACGCTGACCGCATCGGTGTACGTCTTGGTCCCCGGTGCGCCGCTCGACACTTGCTGCGTCACCGTCGCCTTATTGACGATGGTGGTGAGGTCGGTGGCCGGTGCTGACTCGGCGCTGACGTTGGTAAGCGTGGCGGCGCTCGTGCGCTTAGCCCTGGCGTAGCGGTCGGCGTACCGCACCACCCCGTCGGCCTGCTGAAAGAACTCGCCGCGTTCGGTCAGCAGCAACTTCTGGATGCTGTCCAGCGCGGTCGTGGTCCCGTTGCCGTCGCCGGTCACGTCGGCACTCGGCCATGTGATGTTGATGGTGTCGCCGGTTGCGAGGTTGCGCTGCGCCGCGACCGTCCACCCAATCGCGTCCAGCACCGCGCCAATCGCCCGCCCGGTGGTGACGGTTCCCGATAGGTTGCTGATAATGGGCTTGGCCCGCGACAGGAACATGAACAAGTCCTGACACATCACCCGCGTCTCCTTGACCGTGGGCGACGGGTTATGCTCGATGGACCGGACGAACCCGTAGTAGACCGGGTACGTGGTCTGCACCCCGCCTGCTGGAATGTATGACGCGGTGATACGCACGGCACGCCCCGGCACCACATACGGGGCGAGCGGGCTGGATGCGTTCAGCGGGTTGTATTTCCCCGCCGGGTCGTGCAGAACAATGGTGGCTTCGCCCGCGCTCATTGTGTCGAGGTTGGCCGTGCGCCCACGGGTGATGCTGATTGACTTCACATCCTTCGTCACCGAGTCGAATAGCCCCGAGAACTCGCCGCCGAATACGTCTGTGCCGCCGAACGTGGAGTAGCCGAACTCCAGCAGGCCGACGGTGCCCGAGTACGCGCTAGTCAGCGTCTTGGCGCTGTCCAACTGTGATGCGTTGAGGACGAACGCATAATCGGGCACGGCCTCCCACGCGATGCTCACCTCATAGGTGGCGGTCACGGCCATTAGATCGTGACCCCCACCTGGCGGGCGAGCGCCGGGCCGAGTTGCCGTGCGAGGTTGTCGGTCTGGTCGCGTGTAAGGCCAGTGAGGGTGTTATCCACCAGCGTGAAGGTGATGTTGGACACGTTGCCGCCGCTGTCAATCAACGACTGCGCGACGGCCCCTGGGTCGAGGCTGTCGAGGTAGTCGTTAACCGACTGGCGCTCGGCATCGGCCTGCGGCTGCAACTGCGCGATCTGCTGCGCCCGCGACGCCGACGTGAGCGCCCGTTGCGCGTCCCTGATCTGCGTGCTGTCCCCGAACTCCTGCGCCCGTGCGAGGGCGTCCTGCGCGTCGCTGACGTTATTGGACAGGTCTTGCGTCTGCCCCGCGTCCTGTAGCGACTTGATTAGCGCCTCGGTCGGGGTGAGCGCCGACCGCACCTTGTCAATCACCCGCTGCACGATGCTCTGTGCTTTGGTCATGTTGGCTGCTGCGGCGTCCGACGACGACGTGACGCTATCGAGCGACGTACTCACGCTGTCAAGCGCGGGAGTTGCCGTGTCTGCGCTGGCGTTAGTTGCCTCCAGCGCATTGGCAAGGATTGCCTGCGCGTCGGTAGCAAGCCCGAGGGCCGACGCCAAGTTGTGCGCCTTGCCCCTTGCCCGGTCATGCGCCATGCCGAGCAGCATGGTCATGCTGGCGTGCTTGGCAACCTTCGGGCTAACTCCGTCTTGTATTAGCCCGTTGATTAGGTGCGCCTTTGCTGACGCCAACGCCTTCTTCGCGGATTCTTTCTCGGCGTCGGTCTTGGCGCGCACCGACGCGGTGTGGGCTTTCGTGATGTTGCTCGACAGCGCGTGCCAGTTTGCGTTCTGCTGAATGGCGGTGCGGAGGTTGATTGCCCGTTGCGTTGCCTGGTCCTCGCTGATGCCGAGTCCGGCGAACGCGATGTGCGCCTTGTTCACTTGTGCAATCAAGTCGAGGATGCCCGAGTTCATCGGGGCGCTGCCGACGATGCTTGACTGGTTCTGCGGGCTGGTGAGGTTGCGGTATGACTCGAGCGCGTAAGGCGATGCCGTCTGCTGCTCGCGCTCCTTGCTGTGCTGCCCGCCCATGCCCTTGCCCCCACCCCCGCCCATCGAGGACGGCAGCGACCCGCTCTGCTGCACCTGCACCTGCACGGTCCACGACTTGCTGGTGAGCGTGTTCACCTGGGTCTGGAGGTCGCCCACCTTCGTCTTGGCCGCGTCGGTGTTGGCGTCCACCTTCACCTTCGGCTTTGCGCCGTTGGCCTTTGCCGCGATTGCGTCCAACTGCTTGCCGATGGTGGCGGCAAGTGCCGTGGCCTCGGGGCCGGGCTTCATGTTGGACAACTTGGAGGCTTCTTTCGCCACCACCGCATACTTGCCACCGAGCGGCTGCAACTTCGCGGCCATGCTCGCATAGTCGGCCTGTGCCTGCTTCCACGCGGTCGTGTTGCCGACGGTCTGCGCCGACCGCTTGACGGCTGCCTCGTACTTGCGGTGCGCGGCCTCTGACACCACGAGGCTGCCGATCATGCCGGGGTAGATGCCCTTTGCTCGCACCGCTGCATTGACTTCCGCCTCGGACGCCGTTGCCGCGTTGCGGTTGGCTGTCGCAGACCGTCGCAGCGCGGCAACGCTGGCATCGCGGGCACGCGCCTCGTCCACGATGGACTGCTTGAGCGCGGCCTGCTTGCCGAGGTCACCTGGCGCTGCGTCTGCGGCGCGACGAGCGGCGGCAACGCGGCGATGCGCACCGGCGAGGTTGTCGAGCGCCCCCGGCAGGCTGGCCGTGGTGGTGTGGAGGTCGCTGGTGGCCTGCTTGGTGCGGCGCATGGCTTCGGCGTATTGGTCAGCCGCCGAGCCTGCGCCCATGAACGACCGCACGAGGTCGCCACCAATAACCGCGCCCACCGCAACCGTGGCGGCAGTTGCGGCGAGGATGCCCCACACGACAGGGCCACCCATCACCTCACCCATTGCACCGGCCTCGGCACCTGCGGCACCCATCGCGCCACCAACGGCGGTGGTTTCCGCCTCGGCTGCTGCGGCTGCGGTGCCAAACCCCGCAATCTTGGACACGCCCGAGGTGAGCGACCCGACGAACTGCCCGATGCCCTTCCCCCACGCGGCAATCTTGGCACCGACCCCGAGGGCAATGAGGGCACCGAGCGCCGTGGTGAGCGCGATGGTTCCGGCCCGGCTGCTGGTGATTGCCGACAGCACGTTGGCGAACGGCTGCGCAATGGCTGCCACGCCCTGCGCCAGCATCTTGAACGCGGGGGCGAGCGAGCGCACCAGCGAGATAAGCGGCGGGCCGATGGTGAGAATGGCGGGCAGCAACGACTGCGCCACTTCCTCGCTCATTTGCCCGAGCGCCTCTTTCATGCGGTTCAGTTGGCCGGTGGTCGTCTGACCAAGCGCGGCGGCTGCGCCCTTCGCGCTGCCGGATACCTTGTCCAGAATGAGGGCGCGGGCTTGGTCAATCTTGCCCGCCTTCGTCATTTCCTTGATGTGCTCTTTGGTGGTGCTGTCGAGGAAGATGCCCGCCCTGGCCAGCCTGCCCATGCCGCCGATGGGGTCGTTGAAGGCCATGCCGATTGCGCGGGTGACGCCAATGAGGTCGCGCCCGCTCTTGGCGCTGCGGTCCATCGAGGCCTGCAACACCTGCCGGAACGTGCCCGAGTCCCGCGTCACGTTCTTGAACCCGAGAAGGATGTTCTCGGCACCCTGCACGGTGGACTTGCTTACGCCGGTCATAAGCGCCAGCGACCCGGCCAGCGCCTCGACCTTGCCCTGCGTCAGCCCGGCAGCGTTGGCCGTGTTCTTGAGCGTGTTCGCGGTCATGGCGCTGACCCGCTCTTGGTCCTTCATGCGCTTGAAGCCCTCATACGCAGCAAACGCAACCCCGGCCAGACCGACCTTCGCCAACTTCGCGCCGGTTGCCATGAGCGCCGACTGCCTGCCGGTGGTGGCCATTGCCGCGCCGGTCACTCTCGACTGTGCATCCACGGCCCGCATCTGCGCCTCGGTGCCGCGCAACTGTCCCTCAACGCCAGCCATGCCAGCGCGGAACCGGCTGGTCTCCACGCTGATGATTGCTCTGAGGTTGGCGATGTCCACCTAGCGGGCCTTCCGTTCTGCTTCTTTGCGGGCCTTCATTTCGTACGAGTAGAAGCCCATCCACCGGGAGAACTCCGCAGCGGGCATCCTGCGGAGTTCCCCCATCGTCATGCCGAGGTCACGTGCCAGCCGGTAGGCAAACACGGCCTCGGGGTTATCCCTGAAACGTGGCCTCGGCTGCTGTAACCGCCTCCGTGCCGATGTTGGACAGGGTGAGGATTTCGTCCACGAGCCGGTTCACGGCAGGCGTGGACTTGGCCAGCAGCAGGTCGGCCTGCTCGGGCGTGACGTGCGGCTCGACCAACGCGGTGGAGAACAGCAGGCGACTAAACACCTTCTCGTCCTGCTGCCCCGCCACCGTGCTCTGCTCGCGCAGGTCCACCCACTCCCCGTAACCGAGACCACGGATAACCACCGCGCCTCCCCACTCGGGCATCTCGACCTCGGACTGCCCGAGGTCGTCTGCCGCGACGATCTGCTCGACGGAGAGAAGGGGCATCAGGCGGTGCCCCGCGTCACGTCGCCAGTCACCTGGAGTTCGCCGGACAGCGACACCACGCCACCAATCTCCGCGCCGGTTTCCAGCGACGTGAGGATTGCCGAGCCGGTGTACTTGACGTTTCCGGTGGTGGTGCCTGCGGGGTAGAACTCCCACGTGGTCACAGACCCGAGGATGCCGTCGAGGTAGCCGGACACCGTGGCGTCGGCCATGCCGTCCAGCGAGATGGTGGCGTCCTTCAGTCCAGCGATGTAGGACTTGGATGCGGAACCGAGGGCCGACGTTTCGGCGGTTTCGGCGCTGCGCTTGAGGTTGGTCTTGTTGATGACCGAGGACACGTCGCGCATCGTTGCGCCCGTGTCGGCCACCTTGAGAACGGCGGACTTGCCGTGGGTGAACGTAGGCATCTGGTTTCTCCTAGAGCCTTGCGGTGGACAGGTGGAACGTGAACGACGGGGACGTGCCCGTGATCGTGAACTGGGCACGCAGGTAACGATTGACCGTGCCCGTGGTTGCCACCCGCTGCGATGCGGGGGCTGCTGTGACGGCGGTGAACGTGGCGAGATCAACCCACGTGCTGCCGTCCACAGAGTGCTGCGTCTTTGCCACAAGGTTCGGGGTAGTCCCCGACGCGGCGGTGACGTGCAGGTATGACGCGGAACCGTTTGCAGTTGAGGTGGTGTTGTCCACCTGCGTGCCGGTGCCGGTCGCGGTCTTGGCCGACAGCGGGTTGAGCACCACGACGTATTCCTGCGACACGGTGGACTGCCCTTCGGCGGTGATGCTCACCGCGCCGCCGATTTCCGCGCCGATCTCGTACGAGGTCTCGATGGTGGTGGCCGCGCTGCCAAACGCGCCAACGGCGTCGGTCTGCCAGATGAACGTCCACGTGGCGTTGCTGCCGAACTTGCTGGACAGGTCGGCCTCGGCACCAGCAACGTCGCCGGACCAGTAACCGTCGAGCGAGAGCGTGGCGTCCTGGAGTCCGGGAATGTACGACTTTGACGTGCTGCCAAGCGTGGACACCTCGGCGGTTTCCGCCGACGCCTTCACGTTGATCTTTGAGAAGTACGCAGACAGGTCGGCACCGTTCATCAGCACCTTTGCGTTCTTGCCGTGAGTGAACGTTGGCATCAGGCTTCCCCTCCAATGTCAGCGGCAATCAGGGAGCCGGGAATGACCCACAACTTGCAGATGCCGTCGGGCTTGATTTCACCCTCCACCCAATGGCAGGCGTGGGCGGTGTTCATGTACGAGATGCAGTTGGCGCACCGGATGCCCTGGGCAGCCCACGGCGACACGTCGGAGTAGTGGGCACCATCAGGACCGGCGTCCTGCTCAAAGCCGCCCAGCAAGTCCTCCACCTTGTCTATGGCCTCGTACATGGCGACCTGCTTTGGCGTCAGGATGCCTGCGCCCATGCTGTCGTCGTCGGGGTCCGGCATGGCTGGCGTGTTGGTGCTCATGCCGCCACCTCGAGGTCGGCGGGCACGTTGTCCGGCGTCACGATGTAGCCGCCGTCCAGCAGCCACGACACGCTCTTGGCGGGCAGGTCGGACACGGTGGCACCCGCCTCCACCCGCGCCTCACCAGAAGCGGTCGGGTAGTTCAGCCCAACCGTGGCCACGTATTCCTTGCTCGATGCCTTCGCCATGCCTGCTACTCCTGCGTCGTGATGGTGTAGATGCCGCCGACGTGCTGGTACTGCTCGCCGTTGTCCACCTCGGTCATGCTGATGGACGACCGCCTACGGCAGTTGAGGACGCGCCCACCCGTCAGCGTCAGGGATGCGTCGGTCAGAAGGGTCTCCACACGCTCTGCGGCGGCCCATGCGGGCGCTGCGGAGTCGCCGGGGGTAATCACCTTCACGGCGTACGTGCCTTCCGTGTATGCCCTGTGAGCGAGTGCGTACTGGTCGTCGGCAGCGGCAAGCGAGAACACGACGATGGTGCCGGTGGTGTTCGCCGGGGCCACATCGCGCCACACCCCACCGGGTGCCAGCGCGTTCAGCGTCGAGTCGCCGTGCAGGGTGGCGTACAGCATCGTTTCCACCGCCGCGCTCATTCGACGACCCGCACAAGGTCGGCTTTCAGCAGCGGCACGATTTCGTGGAACGCCTTGGTCAGGTAGAACCGCCCCGGCTGCATGTTGCGGGTGCCGAGTTCCACGAACGCCGCGTAGTTGGCCGAGTAGGAAACGACGCCCTGGCCGTGGCCGATGTGAGCCGACCCCGAGTTCTTGAGGTAGCCGGTCTGAACCGGCACGTAGTTGCGCGAGCGCGAGAGCATGTCGAACGTGCGGCGCGACACGGCTGCCTGCACGCCTTCCTCGACGCGGGCAAGCGTTTCGGTGATGTGGCTGGAATACACGACGCTCACCGTGGCACCCGTTCCCCGAATACCACGCGCTCGGTTTCCAGCGAGTGCGGCTCGCGCACGGCGTTCACCGTGTACGTGCGCCCGCTGATCTGCACGCGGTCGGCGTAGGTCACGTCGGTCCCGGCAGGGAACGAGATGCGAAACACCATTGCGTCGCGCAAGCGGTCGCCCTGCTCGGTTTCGGCCACTTCCTTCTTGGCGGGCGCAATGCGGCACGGGCCGCTGTAGATGCTGGCCCACGAGGTCGAGCGCCCACCCGCGCCGTCGGATGTGCCGGTGACTCGCAGCACGCTGCCGGTGGTCGGGAACATGGCCGACCAATCGGCGGTGAGGCGTGCGGTGTCGTCGGCGGTAAGCAGGCTCACGGGCGGTCCTCACGCTCGTCGGTGCGCACGAGGTCGGACGTGCGCGGGCGGGCCTTTGCGTAGTAGGCGTTCGCCCTGGCCTCCCACGCGGGTGCCTTCTGCGAGCGCGACAGTTCGGTGCCGTCAGCCTTCACGTCGAACGCTGCGGCCTCCATCGCGGCCCGCGTCATAAGCAGGTCGGCGGCTGCCCCGTACACGTCGTGCACGAAGCCATTGACCATGACCGGAATGTTGGGCTGGTCGTTGAAGGTCCAGCGCCCGGCTGCGTTGTCGCTGGTGTCGGGGGTGATCTGGTAGAAGCGGGAGTTGAGCAGCACCACGTCGTCCTCCCACGGGCCAAACCCGGCCTCAAAGATGAGCCACTTGGTGCTCGTGCCGCCTGGCGCAATCACCATGCGCATCTCGGGACGCCAATAGCGGGCCTCGTCCCTACGCGGGTCGAGCGCAGCCTGCACGTCGTCGTCTGTGAACACGGCCCCGTCGGGGTCGTCAATCAGCAGCCGGACGCGGGCGATGATGGTGGCGAGGGATGCGCGGGCCATGTGGTCCACCGTGGGGGGAGAGGCAGCGCCCCTCCCCCGCTCGGTGAGTCCTTACGACTTGCTCGCGCACATTGCGCCGAGGATGGTCGGACGGACCACCTTCGCGCCGTACACGTGCAGCCCCTTGACGGCATCCGCAAACCGCTTCTCCATACGGAAGGCCTCGACCTTCTCGATCTGGTTGGCGAGGGTCCACGCCGACGAGTGGCCGAACATGATGCGGTACTTGGCACCGCTCGTGTTTGCCACGTTGTTCGACTTGTACACCGTGAAACCAGCGGCCTCACCGATCACGCCGTTGGACAGCGCCATGCGGTTCTCCTGCGTGCCGTAGGACACGAACCGCTGGTCCTTGCGAAGCAGGCCGTGGAACCACGGCGGCACGACAATCCAGCGACCCTGCTGCGGGGCGTTGGCCTCGTCAAGCGCGGTGAAGGCGTCAGCGAGGTACTCGTACGCGGTGCTGCTGGTCGGAACGATTGGCGAGCCGGTCGTGCCGAACCCGGTGGTAATACCGGCAGCGGTGTAGAGCGAGCCGAGGTAGGCGTCGAGTTCGTCGGACAGGTTGTACGCGGCCTGCGTCATCGCGCCCTCCATCAACTTCGGAACCGACTGCGCGTTGTCCACGTCGTCAATCTGGAAGTTGAAGGCCTTCTGACGGTCAATCGTCAGGACGGTCTCGCCGTCGGTCAGCGCCTCGGGTGCGGTGAGGTCGGTGTTCACCGTGTAGTCGCTGATCGTGATGGGGCCGATGTTGTGAATCTTGACGCTGGAACCGAACCCAGCAATGTCGCCCTCGTAGTCACGGTTGATTACGTCGGGCTGCGCAAACACGTGCGCCTTGAACAGGTTGGTCAGCAGGACGCGGGACCAAACTGCCGGGATGAAAGTCGAAACGGACATTCAGTTACCTCTCTGAAAGTGCGGCCATAACGTCCTCCATCGGGAGTGCGTCAATCTCGGCCTGGGTCATGGAGGCCAACTGCTCCTTCGTCACGCGGGAGCGTCGGCGGGCGGGGTTGGCGGGGTTGGCGTCCATTGCGGGCGCGGTTCCCGTCTGGACCAGCCACGGCCTCTCGACGGTCAGCGCCTGTAGCGCCTCACCGATGCCGGACCATCCGGCGTCGTCGTCGTAGTCGAGGTCGGACAGGTCGAGCAGGCGCGTGGCTGCATCCACATCCACGATGCCGAGCGAGGGTGCCTTTGCCGAGATTGCAGCCGTCAGCCGCGCGTCGCGCACCTGCGCTCGCGTGGCATCCAATGTCTGCTCCATCTCAACCATGCGCCGCTTCACCCGTTCCTGCTCTGAAAGTTCGGCTTCCTCGCGCTCGCGTTGGGCTGCTTCGGCTTCCCGCAGGCGCTTGCGTAGTGCCTGGTTCTCCCGTGCCAACTTGCGGTCGCGGCTGGCCTGCTGGTTCTGCTCGTCCGACCCCTGGCCGACCGACTCAACGACGCCGGTAGCGTCGGTGTCCACTTCCAGAGTGGGGGCTGCGTCAGGTTCCAGACCATCCACAGCGGTGTTCTCGTCCATCATCGTAGCAATGCCTCCCGGCGTATTGGTCCAGCGGTTTGCGTCAGGTCCACAAGCACGGCATGGCTAGTCGAGCCAGACCATGTACTCCCCCGTCACGCGGCCTTTGTCGGGGTGGATGTACAGCAGCAGTTGGCCGGGCTTGCCCCTGGCCCCCATGAGTTCGGCTGCGTACTGCGACCCCGACTCGGTGCTCGGGGTCATGCGCACGTCGGCCCCGTTGGGGAGCGTGACGACAATGCGCTGGTGGTAGTGCCCCATGAACATGGAGGACCATGCGAACGGCAGGGACGAACTCCACGCAGTCGCCCGGCGTGCGATGCCTGCGGCGGGTGTGCCGTTCCAGCCCTTGATCTGATCGCCGTGAATGAGCAGCGCCGACCACCGGCCAACCTGCACGTGGTCGTGCCACCCGAGGTTCATGGGCCACGTCACGCGGTCCTGCCCGGCCACCTGCTCGCGGGCCAGCGCGTAGGCCATGTGGTCAAGGTTGTCCTCGCGCACGTGGTCGCCTTTGCGACCAAGCCTGCCGTGGTTGCCGTGGACGGTGTGCACGCGCACGTGCTGGAAGTCTTGGAGCAGCGTCAGCACCACTTCGGCCATGAGCGCGCTGGCAGCCATGACCTGCGCAAAGCCGGACGAGTCAATCTCGTGGGCTTGGAGCGCGTAGATGTTGCCCCCGCCCTCCACCATGTCTCCGCCGAACATCACGACCACGCCTGGCACCGGGTGGTCTTTGCGCTGTATCTCGGTGATGCGGCGCACGCGCTCCACGACGTAGCGCACGCGGGCCGCGCACACCTCGGTGTCGTAGTAGTCGTCGTCGCCGGGCTTGCCGCACCGCTTGCCCAACTGCCAATCGGTCAGGTGAACCACGGCCCATTCCTCGTCACCCTCCCCCGTCTTGTACGACGGCGCGGGGACCGGCTGCGGCCTGCCAACCACCACCGCAGCCTCACGCGCACCATCGCGCACGGCGTCCACAAGGTCGGCGGTCTTGGCCTTCGCCTGCGCGACCTGGCGTTGCAGGGTGCGGCACGTGCGCTCTAGTTCCTCGACGCGGCGGTTGGCCTCAATCTCGTCACCGAGGGCAGACACACGCGCCCCTGCGATGGCGGGCGACCGAGCCGCCGTTCACGTCATGGCCTCGGGCCTGGAGCGCCGCAGCGATTGCGGTGGCAGGCACCATGCCGTCCTTGAGTGCGGCCACGAGGTCGGCGCGGTCGTCGCCCTCGATGCTGGACAGGATTACCTGTACCCGGCACCGCTGCCGATTGCCGCTGGTGTCGTGCGCCCGTATGTCGTCGAGCAGCCCCATCAGTCCCCCGGTCGTGAGGTGATGGGCTGAAAGGCTAGCGCATCCGTCTAGGCGTAGTCGTGCAGCGCCCGCTATGCTTCGCCCGCGTGCCTTGTGTGGGGCACGCACGGGGGGGAAGGGGTTGAGCGCCGACTGGGGA